ACCCGTGGACGTGCTGCCCACCGCGATGGTCGCCGCCGCACCCGTGTTGCCGGTGTTGCCCGTGTCGCCCTTCAGGCCGGCAGGGATGCCGAAGTTGAAGACCGCCGCCGAGGACGTGCCCGCGTTGACCACAGTGGCCGCCGCCCCAGGGGAGAGGGTCGTGGTCGTGCCGACGGCGATGGTGGCCGCATGGCCTTGCGCGCCCGGGGTGCCGAGCTCGATGGTCAGGCTGGCCGGCGCCGTGCCGAGGACGGAGAGCGCAAGGGAGGCGTCGGCCCCGTCGACCTCCACGGTCAACGAGCCGAGAACCAGCGAGGAGACGGAGATGGAGGACATCGGTTAGTTGGTGACCTGGTCGATGACGGTGAGGCGGAAGGTCTCGGAGAAGAAGGTCGTGCCGCCGTAAACAAACTTGATGTCGCTGCGGGCGCTGCCGAGGGAGAAGTCAGCCGTCGAGGAGGCGGGCAGGGAGGCGACGAAGGACAGGCCGTTGACCGCCATCGTGATCGTGCAGGGGTAGACCATGCCGCCCGAGTCGATGATGTCGCTGGTAACCGTGGTCGTCAGGAGGTTGGCAGGGCCCCCGACCGCCGGGGTATAGGTGACGGTCGCCGAGTAGGTCGTGCCGCGCTTGAAGGTGACGGTGGTGCTCATTTGGCCTTAACCTTGCCCCCTAGGCAACTTAGACCTCAACCGTCGCCCCGGTGTCGTCCTTCGTGTAGCCAGTCCATGCGCCGAACCAGTCGGTCAACTCGGTATCGTATGCGGGCGGGGAAGGGGCAGGGTCGTTAACAATGTAAAGCCCTTGATAGTTGACCGGGTTGGGTACCTTCATCGGGCCGAGGAACTTCTGGGTCACCTTAAACGTGCCGTCCTCGAAGGTCAGGCTGGCGACCTTGTAGCGGATGCAGTTATAATTAATCACAGCCAGCGAGCCGATGTTCTGAATCGTCAGGAAGGTCGTGCCGGTGGGGGTGTCTACCTCAACCAAGTCCTGCGTCTGAATGTGCTTGAAATTAACTTGGTCGCTCGAGCCGTTGAAATAGTCGCTCTTCGTGTCGGCATCCGACCCGTCCGCAAAGATGGCGAGATAGGGCACGACGCCAGTTTCGACCCCAGCGCAGGCGATGATGTAGACGCCCCAGGAGTCGGAGCCTCCCTCTACGCTCGCCGGCTGGATCGTGATGTAACCCCCTAGGTCGACGAAGGGGCTGTCGTCCGCAGTCGCCGCCTCGCCGTCGGTCTTCGACCCATCTGGGAAGCAATAGAACTTTTGCACCTCGGCCTTCTTGCCGCCATGCGCCCAAGGCGAGGAGGCGAAGTAACTGTTCCAGAGGACATACCCTTTCCGGCATTGGACTTGGTAGCCGTCCGCCGCCTTCGCCGCGGTCACTTGGAACTGGTCGTCCTCGCCCCAGTACTGCCAGACGGGGTCGACGGTAAGCGCCGTCGCTCCTCCGCTCGTGACGAAGTTGTAGCCCGCTCCTGGCTGGATGCTCATCTTCAGATGTTGGTCGTATCGTAGACGACGTTCGGGTAGCCCTCGCGGTTGAACCGCAGCTCGTAGGTGAACTTATAGACCGTGCCGTAGTCCTCCACGCCGAGCGAGGAGATCAGGAGTTGGTCGTCCTCGTCCGGTGACTCGAAGGTGCTTCCGTAGTAGGAAGGCAGCAGGGAGGTCAGGCCGTCGGGGTTGCGGTACTTCATCGTCTTCCCGACCATGCTCAGGAAGGTGGCGACGTTCGCCTGGACGTTCGTGTAGATGACGCCGCGGAAGGTCGAGGTCGGCGCGAGGTAGGACGTGCGCTGGTAGAGTTTCGCCGCCGTGGTGTTCGCCCGGGAGTAGAAGCCGAGGAACTTGCCGCCGTTCTTCAGCTCGAAGATGGCGCCGTTGTCGCCCTCCCAGATGCCGGACTTTGAGTAGGGCAGGAGCGTCTTGATGCTGAAGGCCGGGGCAAAGACGGGCGCCGTGTTCGTACCCGTTCCGACCCCGGCGATGGACAGCGGGTCGGTCGTCATGAACCGCGGGTGCGTCGTGATGGTCTCGGTCGTCAGGCTCGTCGCGGCGCCGACCTCGGGGGAACTCCAGCCAGTTTCGCCATCGATGCCGATGTAGTCCGCCGTGATCGTGGCGACGTCGAGCGCACCATAGGACACGCTGACCTTGTGGCAGAATAGGCGACCGTCCGGGCCGAAGACGTCGCCCCGGGAGATGACGTCAGCCGCCGTCGAGGCGTCGCACTTGTAGGTCGCCTTGCAGGTCAACACCCCGTAGCCGTTGTCGTCGATGGTGTAGCCCGGTTGCAGCATCGGGACGGTCAAGCCGTCGCCTTGGGAAATCTTTGCCATAGGTTAGCGGGGGAAAACGGTGCGGCCAGAGGAGCCCATGCCGCCAAGGTCGAAGCCTCGCTCGGGGCGGAAACCTTGCTTCGCCTGGTCAGCCTCGACGAGTTGGCGGAGGCTGTTCGCCATGTCCTCCTGCAGGACGATTTGCTGGCGCATCGCGTCGAGCTGCGGGCTCTGACCGACGCCGATCACGTTGCCTGAGACTTCGGCAATCTTGGAGGCGGTGGGGCCAGTCTTATCGGCGGCGGCCTCCGCGGCGGCGCGTTGGGCGGCGGTATTGCCGAAGAACTTGTCGAAGGCCTCCTGAAGTTGAGGAGTCAGTTCGGTTTGCCCCATGGCGTTGGCGATATCTTCGGGGGTCATGACAAGCCCGCCACCCATGCCACCATAGGGGCCTTTCCGCATCTCGCGCATGAACGCCAGGTGCTCCTCGACCTTAGCCATGCCTTCAGGCGCTTCCCGGAAGAATTGAATGCGGGCCTGAGTCTTTAGTTCCTCCGCCTTCTTCTTGTCCTCCTCGGTCTTCTGCTGCTCCTTGCGGCGCTTGCCAGCCTCAATCTCTTGGTTGGTCGCGAACATCTTGGCCTCAGCCGTATCAGCGAAGTCCAAGGCCTCCTGCACCTGTCGTTTGCGGTTCTCGATTGCCTCGCCGATGAACCCAATCGCCTTCTGGACGAGCACCATCGGCGCCACGAAGCCCAGGGCGATGTCCTTGAATGCCTCCTTGAACTTCTTCCCGACGGCGTTGGCAGCACCCTCGACGCCCTCCATCGAAGCCTTGGCCTGAGCCATCTTCTGAGGCACGTCGGACTTGCCCGACAACTCCCATTCAAGTTTGCGTCCCATCGTTTAACCTTGCTGGGGAGGCAACTCCCCCGCCCGCAGGGTTTCCATGAAGGACTCCTCCTCGGTCGTCAACAGGTTGACCTTCGCCCCACCCCGCAGCGCAAACGCCGTCGACAGCCAGATGGCCTGAGCCTCGGGCATCTCCCAAGCCCGGGCCTCCTCAATGCCGTTGGCGACGAGGTTCGTGACGATCATCAGAGGCCACGGGCACCCGACCCCATCGGCCGAGTCGCTGGTCTTAGCCCCATCCCAGTACTTGGGCCACGCGTCGAGATGGCAGTACTCCACGAACCGGGCGACCTCGCCGGCAAACCTGTCGGGTCGGTACTCCATCTCTCGGAGGCGAACCTTCTCCCAAAAGCCAAAGTCCAGTCCGCCCTCCTCGGCGCATACCTTGACCGCCATCATCAGGTCGGCGGGGGTGATGCTCCGCCCTGCCGTGACCAGGGGCGACTCGATGGCGAGCAGCCGCACCCTGAACTTCAGGCAAAAAGGAAAGACCCGCTTCCCGAAGAACACCCGGGAGGACGGGTCTGAGAATGCCCGCAGGAAACGATTGTCCACGGGCGCGAGTCAAAGCCCTTGCAGGGCTCGCGTCAATTAGACCGGCGTGACGCCTTCGTAGTCCACCGCGGTGATCGCGTACTTCACGAAGTCCTTGTTCGAGCCCTTCTCCTCAATCTTCGTGATGACGCCGACGAAGGAGTTGCTCGCCGTGCCGGACGGGTAGGCGCCCTTCGCGGCCACCGTGAAGGAAAGGGTCGCACCCAGGACAGGGGCGTCGCCGCTCGCCTTGACCACGCCCTCGAGGGAGAGCTCGGTCTTGCGGTCGTCGTAGCGCATGGTCTTCGTCAGGCCGGACTCGTCCTGCACCATGTTCTCGTTGTTGAACGAGGCGGACACGGTGTAGGACTGGACAAAGAGGTTCGTGATCGTGCCCGCGACCCCGTAGGTGCAGGTGGTTCCTTGAGCGACGGCGGCCATTTGTCTTTGCGGGCGGGGGCAACCTTACGGGGCCAAGACCGTCAATAGGCCGAAGGTGAAGGCCGTCGCGTAGCTGCGCTCGTCCTTGCCCTCGTCCTCGGTGTTCGGGGTGACGTCGTAGAGGGTCGCATCCCCCGAGGCCACAAAGACCGCCTTGAGGCCGGCGAGGTCTTGCATGGAGCCAGCCAGGGCGGCGCACCGGGCACGGTGGTCGGTCAGGGTCGTGTCGTCGGCGTTCGAGAAGATCGTGACGCGGACGGAGCAGTCGTAGTTCCCAGCCCCCTCGGGGAGGTCGGCGGGCGTACGGGCCGAGTCGCACAAGACGATGGCCTTCGGCAGGACGTTGATGTCGCCGTCGTCCCCGGTGTAGATGTTGACCCCCGTCAGGCCGGACTCGGCTGCGAGGTGCGAGGCGACCGCGGCCTCGACGATGTGGCGGATGGATTTGGTGCCCATAAAGTTTAGGAGCCGTTGAACTTGGCGGCTTGGTCTTTCTGGTAGGCCTCGAGCTGAGAGATGAGCCGAGCCATAGCCAGAGCACTGGCGACGCCTTGGACGTTGTTCTTTGACGCCTGGCTGTCATTGTCGCCGACCCTGTTGCCGATGACGATGTTGATGCCCTCCTTGTTCCGCATGAGCGTAGCGTAGCCGGTGCCCGCGTGGCGCTTGACCCAGACCGGGATTTCGGAACCCTTGTAGACGTTCTTGCCCCCGACCTTGGGGAGGGTGGAAAGCACCTGCCACCAACCGGACTTGATGAAGCCGACGTGCAACTGGGTCGCCTTGATGTATTGCTCGAGGGCGGACTTGGACTGCACGACGAACTTGCCCAGATAGGAGCCCGTCCCCTTGGTCGTCCGCATCCTGCCTTGGGCATTGATGTGGCGCTTCGATAGGTGGACGGAGCGAATGTCGCTGACGACCTCCTGCTGGTTCATCGTCTGAACGGGGTTCGACTGATTGAAGAAGTTGGTCGCCTTGGCGAACGCACGGGCCGGGTCGGCGTCGCTTACGATCTTGCGCGTGACCGAGTTGATGAGGTTCGTCCGTTGCAGGGTAGCCTGCTGCCGAATGCGCTCGAACTTCCCGCGGTCGCCAGCCTTCACCGCGGCCTTGAGATTGTTCAGGGCGACAGCCACGCCAGCGGCCTTGCGCTCGTCCTGGGCGACGAAAAGCCCGCGGATGTCTCGCTCGACGGCGTTGTAGCCAGCCTTCTTGGCGCCCAAGCTCAGACCCTGACCGCCTGACTCGACCATCGGGGGCGTCAGTTCGAGGGCGGCCTTGCAGAGTTCGCCGGCGCCGTTGACCCCAGCGTCCTCCATAGACTTCCCCATTCCCGCGGCATAGTCGGACAGCGCAGCCATAAACTGCTGCTTCGACTGGGGAATGAGGCCCATGCTTTACTGGTTGTCGTCGATGACGACCAGCGTGATCCAAGCCGACGCGGGCTTGTAGGTCTGCCCGGTGATGCGGAGGGTCTTCCCACCGGCGACAATCTTCTTGCCGATGGCTAGGGAGGCGATGGGAGCCCCGCCGCTGATGACCGCCGCCGACGCCCCATTAGACCCGTCTGGGAGGCTCCAGGAGGCCGTTGCGGCGGCAAGGCGGACGGTGTGCTGGGTACGCTCACAAAAGCCCCCAGCCTCGAAGACCTGAGTCATGGCCGGGTCGGACAGCATACAGACGAACGTGATGGCCCCGTTGTTGCACGAGCCCGCCACCCCGAGGTCGGCGAGGATCTCCTTGGCGTCGGGCAGGAACTCAGAGTAGAGGCTCACATCCTTGCGAGCCTTGGCAAAGGGGCACAAAAAAGGGGCCCCCGTAGGGGCCCCGATTGGAGCGGCTCAGGCCGCAATCATCAGGCGGTCTTCAGGCGCACCAAGCTCGTCGAGCGTCCGACGGCCGCGCCCGCGAGGAGCGTGCACGTGACATTCATGAAGCCGGACTGCTCCTGGCCCATGATGACCTGGACGCCGAGGCCGGTGTCGGCGTCGACGGCGTTGGCAACTTCCCAGCCCGGGATGTCGGTCTCGGGGAGGGCGGTCGCGAACGCGATGGCGTCCGGGCCAGCCACCCAGCCAGCGAGGCTTTCCGAGTTGGCAGCGAGGTTGGCGAACTGGTAGATGCGGGCGCCGGCGATGGTGCCGAGGTCGCCGTCGCGGATGATGGAGGCGCCGAGGACGTTGTTGCCGACGATGGTCGTGTCAGCGCGGAGGTCAGCGACATACTTGCTGTTCAGCACGGCGTAGCGGGGCTCCGGGGCCTTGGCGTCGTCGAGGGTCTTCTGGACGGCGATGAGCTCGGCGTAGGTCAGGTCGGTGCCGGTGGTCGAGGAGGCGCTGTAGTTCGCGTTCGTGACCTGGGCGTTGATGACGTCCATGACCTTCTGGGCGAGGGCGATGGAGGCGGTCTGCACGAAGTTGTTCACGAAGAACTGGGAGCCGTACTCCTTGAGGTTCGACGGGGTGAAGCGGCTCGAGACCTTGTAGTGGATCAGGGTGACGGTCGAGGAGGTGACAGTCGCGTCGTCCTGGGTCAGGTAGCCACCGGAACCGAAGACGGTCGCGGAGGAGGTGCCGATCAGGGGAACCTGGATGGAGAGGCCGCCGACGCCCGGGCGGGACGAGAAGACGGTCGAGATGCCCGAGAGCACGGGCAGCTTGTTCTTGAGGGAGCCGAGCACGCCTTCGGCGAGGACGGCGGGAGCGGCGACAATGGAGTTAGCCATAGTTAGGAATGATTAGGGATTAGGGTGAAATTAGAAGATGCCGCGGACGATGGCGGTCTGGTGAGCCTTGAAGTACTCGGTGCGCTCCTTGGAGCCGACCGGCAGGGCGAGGAAAGCGGCGACATGGTCGACGGCCTCAGGCTCGGCCTTGGCGTTGTCAGCGGGGGACATTTGGACGGGGGACACGCCGACGCTCGCGGCGATCTTGGCGGCCTCCTTGGAGGCGCTGACCTTCTCGGACTCGAAGGCGGCGAGGGCGGCCTTGAGGGCGACGACCTCGGCGGAGAGACCGTCGACGGCGACGGTCAGTTCGCCCAGGCGGGCGTCCTTCGCGGCAATGTCAGCCTTGGCGGCGGTGAGTTCATCGGCGGTGCCGACGGTCAACTTCTCGACGGTGGCGCGGAGGTCATCACGCTCGACGGCGAGGGCGATGCTGGCAGCCAGGGCTTCGTTCAGCTGTTCTTCGATGGTCATTTGGATTTGCGGAAGGTGGCAACCAGCAAGGGCGTTTTTCTCGGCGTCCAATCGCTCGACCGTACGCTCGGCCCACTCAGCCGCCCGCATGATGTCGCCCGAGGTAGGCCCGCCCCACAAGGCCCAAGCAACCGCGCCTGCCCCGGGGAAGTCCTTGCTCGACGGCTTGTTCGCGGGCGCGTCCATATCAGGCCGATGCCGGCGGAACCAAGGCCCCATCCTCCGCACCTTGTCCTCGCTGACCGAACCCGCGACCATGTCCCGGGCTTCCCGCAGCGTCTGCTCCTTTACCCCGTCGCCTGACTTGCCTTCGCGATGCCACTCCAGCCCACGGCGGGCGGCCTCGCTGACGTAGTCGGGGACGGAGACGGGCATCAGAAGGTCGCGAGGGCGGCGTTGAAGGAGTCGGCCAGCCCGGTCACGAGACCAGCCTGGGCGGCTTGCTTCCCGTTGAAGGTTTGGCCCTCCATCGTCTCGGCCTTGACCATCTTGCGCTTCATCTGCACGGCGGCCTTGAAGTCGGCGTGAATGCCGTCGACCGAGGCCTGTAGGTTCTCGACCTGATCGGCGGAGAGGGACGTGCCCTCGATGCCAGCGCCCTTGAACTTGCCGGACTTGATTACGACCATCTTGATGCCCTGCATCTCGGCGGCCTTGGAGAAGTCAGGGATTGCCATATAGACGCCAATCGAGCCAACGGTGGCGGACGGCGCCGCTAGGACGCGGTCGGCAGCCGAACCAATCCAGTAGGCCGCGGAGGCCATCTCGCTGTCAGAGTAGGCCATGGTCGGAACCTTGAGCCCGCGGATCTTGTTCGCCAGTTCCTCGACGCCCGTGACCGTGCCGCCCGGGCTGGAGATGTGGAAGGCGATGCGCTGGACGCCGGGGTTCGCCACCATCTTGTCGATAGCCTCGGAAACCGCGTCGACGTCAGAGGAACCCATCATCTTCTCCAGAGGAGAGAGACCTTTGCCGATCACTCCGACGACGGGGATGACGCCCGTCCCGTTCTCCAGGACATAGGGCTCGGGGGCGGCGCCGAACAACTGCGCCAGCATATCGGTAAAGCCGAACTTCTCAGCCAGGGCAGCGTGGTCGCTGGCCTTGGAGGGGTCGATGAGCAGGGGCTCGCGGCCCTTGAGTCCGTTGATGAGGAAGCGCATGGTTTAGGAATTGGTTTCGTCTTCGTCCTCGGGCTCCTCCTCGGAGGCCGGTTCGTCTTCCATCTCGGGGCCCTCGTCGGCCTCCTCCTTCTCGACGTTGTAGACGGTGCCGAGCGGGGTGTTGGTCGGACGGAATAGAAGCTCGAAGGGGATGCCGTACTCGGCGGCGAGGTTCTGGATGTGAACCATGTCGGCGGCCCGCTTCTTCATCTCGGTGCGGAAGTCCAGACCGCGCTGGGCGTAGAGTTCAGACATGGAGAGCAGACCCATCTCGACGTCGGCCCGGTCGTTCGTGGCGTCGCGGCCACCGTCCACCGTCACGCTCTTCGGGGTCGTCCACGAAACATTCGTCCAGGTCGGGTCGTCCGGCAGGTCGCCGTTGGCGATGCCCTGCCCGATGATGTAGCCCCAAGTCGGCTGGCAAAGTTGCTCGATGAGGATTTGCTGGTACTTGCCGAACACGCGCCCAGCCTTCGCCGTGATCAGGCGGACGGATGCCCCGCCAATCTTCGACGGGTCGTTGACGAACTCGTAGGGCAGGACGCCCTGGCTGATGTCACGCTCAAGCGCCGCGAGGAAGCCGGTGAAGGTCGGGCTTGGGCGGTTCGAGGTGAATGACTGGAACTCCTCCCCGGGCTCGAGCGCCAGCAACTTGCCACCCATGCGGGCGGCGATGTGCTCGTAGGACGCACCGGCCCCGAGCTCGGAGGCCATGTCGCCGTCGATGAATCCGCCCGTCTTCTTGATGACGCGCGTGACGTCGGCGTTGTCCTTGACCGCCAACTTCTCCAGTTCGAGGATGTCCATCTCGTCCTGGATGGAGTTGATGGAATGCTGCAGGAGCGGGATGCCACGGGCGCCGGAGGCGTACTCGTGGTCTACGACGTGCATCATGGACTGCGCCAAGATCTGGCGGTTCGAGCCGTCCGATCGGTAGACGTTAAAGGCAATCAGTTCGCCGTACTCCCCGAAAATGCAACCGTCGTGCATATTCTCGGGAGGCGGCACGTCCATCGGGTCGCCCACGCGGTGGGCTTCGATGAGCTGAAGTTTCGGGTCGCCGAGACCGTTCCGCACCTTGGCCGCGAACGAGTCGCCGTCCCGGGCCATAGCCCGCATCAGGATTTGCTGAACCTGAGCGAAGGAGAAACGGTTCGTGATGTCGATGCGGCGGGACTTCTCCGCGAAATACTCCTCATAGCGGTCAGCCAGCGCCGGGTCGGTTGCATGGGACTGGGGCTTGATGCCGTCGCCCACGGTGTAGAGGACGAGGTCGTTCAGGATCTGCTTGAACAGGCCGCTGTTGCGCTCGGCCCAGCGGCAGCGCTTGACCATCGTCAGGCGGTCGCTCGGCTTCATGTCCCGGCGCAAGTCCTGGGCGGGGCCGTTGTAGATGCCGCGGCGGAGGCGGGTCTGCCCGACGCTCTGCCAGCCACCAAAGGAGGCCTGAGGCGTAGGAGCGCTCGCCGGCTGGGCGGCGGTCACGTCCTTCTTTTTGCGGGGGGTCGTCTTCCGGGGGGGCATAGAGTTATTCGTCAATAGGGTTGCTCCAATTCGTAGAGACAACCGTCTTTCGGACGCCGTAGGTCTGCGGGTCGAGGCGGCTCAGGGCGAACATCGCCTCCGACAGGCGCTCCTTCGCGGGCATGGTCACGGCCTTCGAGGCAGACGAACCGCTGTCCGAGTAGCTCGTAAGCACCTTGCCCGAGGTGATATCCGCCAAGGCCTGCGCCTTGATCGCGAGAAGTTCGTCCTCGGTCAGGCCGATGAAGATGCCAGATGCCATTTGATACTGCATGGCAAGGCAACGGGGAGCCGCTGACCCGGTTGTTCCAACCCACGCCCCACGCGCAAGTCCCGAGTCAGCGGCCTATGAACACACAAACACCCGACACCCTTGCGTCAAGCGGCATCCACGGCCTCGGTCGGCCCGGACTCCCCGCGGCTCCCGATGCCCCACCGCACCGCCCCCAGAAGGCAAAGCAGTTCGCAGTCCCAGGCATGGTTGTCCTTCTTGCCCTGCGGGAGAATCCACATCGGCTTGCCCGTCCGCTTGTCCTTCACGCGAACCTCCGCCGCCATCATCTCGATATAAAACGGGTCGGCGTTCCGGGGGAAGGTGTGCAGCCGTTTGACCCTCATGCCGTGGAGCAAGTCCTTCCCAGCCAAGTTCGACCAGGACACGAGCACCGCCGGCTGACCCTGAAGCCCCGGGACTTGGATGCGCTGGCGCTCGGAATAGAAGCGCCGCGTCGTCTTCCCGTCCCGATCGGTGACCGCGAAGTCCTCGTTGCCCGAACCTCGGGCACACTTCCAGCCCCGCCGCGCCGTCTCGGCGTAGACCATTGACGTCTGGTCGCCCGCGTCGACGAAGACCATCGCCTTGTGGACGCTCGCCTTGCGGAGCATATCCTCCACGCCGCCCCACGTCTCGACCTTCCCGAAAGCATATAGGCGGCTGTGCCCGGTCTTCGCCCAGCTGCGGACGACGACCCAGAAATGTCCACGCTGGACGTCCACCCCAGCCGTGCGGAACGGGATGCTCCCCGTCGGCGCATCCTTCGCGTCGACCACCTTGCCCTTGCCGGTGATGTAGGCCTCCGCCTCCCACGCATCCCCGAGATTGTACTCGCTGGCCGACGCGTCCGCCACGATCTCGCCGCCCTCCTCCTGCCACGCCATCGCCAGCCGCTTCTGCTTAAAGATACGCCGAGGCTCGTTGTCCCCGTAGACGTCCGCCGCCTCCTTCGCCTTGAGCATCATCACGCCCAACTCGCCCCAGGACATCGTCGCGAGGCTGTTCCAATGCAGACCGACCTTGCCGTGGTACGCCATCGGATTTGTAGCCACAAACTCCCCGCGGGCGTTCGCCTCGGCCCTCGTCCCGGCGTTGTCGTCCAAGAATGTATGACAGCCAGCGCATTCGTATTTCGTGCCGTCGGCCACCGCGTTCAAGTCCCACGTCCCGCTCGCCTTCGCCTCCTCGGGGAAGCGGATGAACTCCCACAGCCAGGGCTGGAGGTGATCGCATTTAGGGCATCGGAAGTTCCAATCACGTTGGTCGGTCGTCTCGTGCAGCGCATGGAACTCGCCACCCTTGCCGCCCAACGTCCCGCCCTGCGTCATGAACACCCTCTTGCCCATCCAGCCGAACGCCGTCACGCGGGCGCTCGCCTCCTGCAAATGCCCGGGCGGCCAGAGCCAACACTCGTCGCCGATGATGTAGCGAATGGACAGGCGCTGAAGGTTCGCCTCGTTCCAAGCCCCGCGGCAGTACAACGGGAAGCGGTCGAAGTCGATGGTCGTCGAACGCTCCATGTCGTCCTCCTTCATGCGGGCCAGCACCGGCGGGCAGTTCTTGAACACGG